CCAGCATCACCGCCCCATGCTGCCCATGCTACACGACCTTTTGACGGATAGCCATCTTCACCAGGACTAAAGCCTTCTGCTTTTTTATCTACTTCATGTCTTGCAAACCATGCAGACATTTCAACAACAACTTGTGGACTTAGCTCACTACCACTAAGTATCTGTGTTGCTCTTCTTGCTGCTACTTCTGTACCACCTGCTTCTCCTTCTTTTTTCCAATCTTTATATCTCTGTGCCTCTTCTTTCATTCCAGAAGTCGGCATTAAATCTATCTCTGTACCATTAATAGTTGCCACTTGCTTCCTCCGATACGTTTTCGGCATCTTCGCCTGTCGGTTCTAAAGTATCACCAAAAGGATCAATCGAACCTACTGGTTTAAATTGTGAACCACCTGATTGTGTTGTTGCACTTGGATCAGAGTCAGTCACAATATTCATTTCATCTAACCTTGCTAGTTCTGATTGTCTCTGTACAAGAAGTTCATCAACATCACCACCAGATTCTGCAATACATTCTGATAATGTTTTAAATCCAGACCTTACTGCATCTTTCATAGCAGCTACTTCTTTCTGTGGGTCAACATAGCTATAACCTCTACAAACCCATCTAACCTTTTCATATCTTTCTGGTTCTGTTTCGTAAGTAGGAAGTTGTAGTGCATTATTCATAACAGCCATTTCTAACCACGCCTCATATATTGGCTGATAGAAATTTTCTTTTAACATCTGCTGTATTGTTCTCCAATGATCTCTGTCTTGAATCATTGCTAAACGACTAGAACTATAGTTTGACTGAGAATAATCAGAAGATATTGCCTCAAAACTGCAACCTAAACCACTTGCCATGCTGCGAAGCATTGTACGGACAAAAGGATCAAACTCTCCATTAGGACTATCCATATCAGGTATTGTCACCGAAGCTCCTGGTTCAAGATATTTAAATTGACCTGGTTCAAAGCTCGTTACTCTGTCAAAATCATAAACTTCACCACCAGCATCTAACTCTCCTTCTGGTGTTTCTATAAATCCCATCAACGCACTTGATGCTCTAGCCCTTATTAAGCTTGCTTCAATATATCCATCTAATTGATGTAGATGACTGATAGCACTAGCTAGGAATGGAACACCACGATGTTGACCTGGTCTTTGTGGCATAAATAGATGTATTACATCTCTAGCCGAGACAATAATATGTTTTTTCTGTCCAAGAGGAGCAGTAAAATTACTATCTCCAGGATGCTTAGTAAGAAAAGCATAATTAACAGCACGTTGAAATTGATCCATCTCAATCCCTAACCGCCATGTATTTGTCGGTTCGGTAAGTTTACCTTTGTAATCTTCATCTAACTGATCTGCTTCTATTACTTCTAATGCAATCGGAACTTTACTTCTACCAAACTGTTTACGGTGCATTATGACAAAGCTTTCACCACTTTCTATCATTGATCTGACTGCCAATCTTTCTAGTTCAGAAAAACAAAGAACACCTCTAACATCACAACTATCTTTTCTACCCCACATAGACCATTGATTTTCTATCTGCTCATTTATCTGTGTATATAAATCATTTGTTCTTCTTTTTCTTGTTTGAACCTGCAACCTTACGCCAGTACCAACAATTTGATTTGTAGAATATCTTATTGCCTGTGCAGCATAATTATTATTACGAACAAGATCATGGACTCTAGATCTAAGTCTTGTTATACCTTGTTTCCATTCTTGATCAGCAGAAGTTTGATTAGTAACCCAAGAAGCAGTATTTCTATCTACTCTTGCACCAGAATATGCTCTTTTTCTTGTTTTTGTCGGTTTTTGCTCAAAAACTTCCTTATTTGAGGTAAAAAAGCCTTTCCATGCGTTAACTAATCCCATTTAGTCTCCTAAAAACGTACATAAAGATTTTTAGGGTCGCCTAGACCCTGTGAAATAAGTGATGCACGTTTCTCACTTTTCACTATACTTTTTAACTGACTTTCTCTTGCGATTAACACAGGTAAGTCAAGACGTTTAAAAGTACGATCTCCAATAGTGTATTCTTTTGCCTTGTCTGTGAGAATAGCTCGTATTGCAGCCGAAATATTATCTAAATCAGTTTCTGCTTGGGTACGATAATCTATTGCACCTGGAGTACCAGAATATTCAAGCTGTTGTTTTACAGTTAATGAACCTTGACCTAATTTAAATTTTTCTGCTGATTTAGAAACTATTGCACACCAATACCAATCACCTGCATCAAATCCAGCAGAATCTGTTGCACTAATTGTAAACTGCCATCCTGTGTTATATGCACTACCTACACTTATATGTCCCTCACCTGCTGTATTGGTTCTTAAATAATATGTAAGTGTCCAATCAGAACTTGTTGCATTCTCATTAAAAGGAACAGTTGTTGCTTCATCTCGCCATTTAACAGTTTCACCTGCACTAATAACAGATGGAAGATCAGATAACCACATAATGACCTCTACCAGTTAGTAACATAATCAGTTCTTAAACTCTTTCGCTTTATTGTAGCCTTATTTGGTTTAGATTCACCACTTTGTTCTTTATATCGTTTCTCTAATTGATTCCATAGTGTTCTTCGATCATAAATTTGATATAAACGATGTAATGCAGCATAGGCATAAACCATCTCATCTAACGCTTCATTTCTTACACCACTTTTTTTTACCCATACCCGATCAAACTGATATCCATTGCGTTGTTTTCTTATTTCTCTTTCTGCTGTTAATTCTTCAAAATAATCTGTTGTTATAGTCGGATAAAAATGCAAAGCACCTTTTCCAGGCTCTGCTTCTTTTAATCTACGATGCATTTGTGTTTTGATTTTATTAACAGCAACAGAAAATAATTGAACACTACCTTTTCTAGTTTTTCCTTTAGATCCATAATCTATCTTATTAGGTTTACTAAGAAAAGATTCATTCCTTAATTTCCCAACACCTTTTATAGCTATCATTCCTAACTTTGCTCTTTCTCTTACATATCTATAGACCTCATCAGTAAAGTGACCACCAGTATCTATAGCAGCTACTTCAATACGCATCTTTATACCATTTACATTTGTATAAGGTGTTTGTAATATCTCATCTAACTGTTGCCAAACATCAGGTCTTGATGGCGAACCATATATTTTTACTCTGTCTAATAAATAAAACTCTTCCTCTCTACCAGCACCCCAAACAGACAAACTTAATCTGTCATCTTGCGTATCAATACCAGCCAACAATACAAGGACATCTTCTGGTGGAATACCCTTTTCATATTCTTCCTTACTAGCTTTCTCCATCAATGCATTAGCACCAACCTTAGATTCATATTCATCTGCCCAAACTTCTCCTAAAACAGTATTTATGAACGTGCGTAATTGTTCTGGATTGTCCTTCGATGCCATCCATTCTTCAGCTAAATTAGCCCATGAAGCATTAGGTGAATACGAATAACCTGCCCAAATATGAAATCCAACGTGTTTTCCATTACCTACAGCAGTAGCTCGCCATTCTCCTCTTTCTACCATCCATCGTTTTTTACTATGAGGTATAAAAACACCGCATGATTTACACGCATATGCAGCGGTATTTAGGTCATTTCCTTGCCATTTGATGTTATCCCAGACAAAATACTGCATTTCACCGCATTCTGGGCATGGACAAAAATATCTACGTTGATCAGATTCACTAAATAGCTTTTCTATACGAGAAAAGTCCTCAACAGTAGGTGTTGACCCTGCAACTATCTTTTTATTCCAATACCACTCTGCCCTTCTTATACCTAGCTTTATCTGATCTCCTTCTGTACCTGCTGATGGTGGATAACCATCGACTTCATCAAATAATACAATACGTCTACTAACTCTTCTAAAACCACGAGCAGAATTAGCACCAACAAGACCAAGAGTACCACCAGGAAACTTTTTCTGTAATAAAGTATTTTCTCCATCCTTAGATTTTGGATCACTTACCAAACCTTGTAGACAAGGAGTGTCTCTTAACATCGGGCTGATCTCTTCTTTAGAATATCCAGTAGCATCCTCAATAGTTGGCTGAACAATCATCATTGGACATGGATCTTGATGAATGTGAT